CTGGACCTGGGTGAACACCTTCCCTTCGGATTCCCAGTACGACGCGAACTCTGCGAATTCCGTAGCCAAGTAATCAGGTTCTGGCAAAGCTATCCCCCACATACCTGCACGCTGGCGAAAGTCTCTTGATGGCAACCAAGCGCCGGTCATCGTGAATTTGCCGATCGGCTCATCCAGACCTTCGAGATATCTTGGCTCTTGTGTCGTTAAGGCTGGCTGAACAATTTTTTTCACTTCGGATTCGCTAAGAGAGGGGGTTATTCCTTTCCCTTCCGTATCCGTATCCGTATCCGTATCCGTCAGTGAGCCCTCATTGATGACTCCTTGAGGACTCACTGAGCCCTCACTAATTCCTCCTTCGTTTTTTCCCTCCGGCTCAGTGAGTGCGAGCGGCGAAGGTATCTTTGTCGCTGATGGGCGATTGATTTTCTGATGCTTGGAAAAACCTTTGATGCACAGGTAATCACTTCCATTCACTGAATACTCAGTGAGTAATCCATGAGTAATCAGTTCACAGATGAGCGGCTCACAGTCGATGCTGTCTGCCGGGAAAATCTGCATCTTGATCCGCTTTGGTGAATGCTCCAGGCAGCCCAAGTCATTTGCGAAATTGAACAACCCGATAAACAGCAAGCGCGCTGGAATCGAACACTCCACCACTTTCTCATCTGTCCAGAATTCAGGTTTCACTGTTCTGATACGGGCCATCTAAATCCTCGTATTAACCAGCAAAGCTGGTAGTCATTGGTCAAAACTCGATTACAAAAACTGTGGCGCTACGGCGCCGATACTCGCCAGTAGTGGTCCCGCCGTGTCGGATGGCAAAAGGCTGAACAAAGCAATTGCTGCTTCTCGTATCTCTTTCTCCAGTTTTTGCAACGGGGCACCAAGAAGCTTCGCCTGGTGAGCCTCACTACATTCTTTCATTGCGTTAGCCACCAGCTCAGCTTCTGTCTTGCCCTGACGAAGACCATGCTTGCGCGCTATCTCAATCGGCATTGCCAGGCTGATCGCAGTAGCAAGCTGCATGACATAAGCCGTGTATTTGCTGGAGCTGTTCTCATTTTTCAGATAGCGATAGAGGTTTTGCTTATTCACGGTGATTCCACGACCGCCCTCTTTAGCCCACTGTTCTGCCACCAGCTGCACAATACGATCTTGCGACTGACCAGGTAACGTAGCCTCCCATTCCTGAACTGCTGCCCAGATCTCGCGGTGCTTAATAGAGTCGCGACGACGAGATACATTCTGATTTTTGGTTTTCAGAGCAACAGAGTTCTTACGGTTAAGATGTTCAAAAGTTATGGTTTGCATGGGTCATCACCTTGTTCATCACTTTTTGGCGGGAAAACACTATCCAATGTGCATTCCGAACCGAGTTGATTGAATTTCTCAACGATGAGCCTGCAGTCGTCGAGAGTTGGCTTTCTCGTTCCATTTTCGTAATTCGAAATGCGCGATTGTCGCCAACCGAACAAAGAAGCCAGTTGGTCTTGGGTAAGTCCGAGAGATTGCCTCTCTTTCGCGATGTTGTTCATTGCCACCTCATGATAGATGCGATGAGGATATTAAACACGCTGCGTGTTTGATTGTCAACACAGCTTGTTTTTTGAGAGATAACACGCAACGTGGTAAAACGTCTTTATGAATACGAATGATCAGATTGCTGCCCGCCTCAAACGGGCTAGAGAGCAAAAAGGAATTTCACAAAAGGCGCTGGCAGAGTTATGCGGGTGGGCTCAGTCTCGCGTTGGTAATTACGAATCAGGCAGCAGAACTATTGGTGTAGACGATGCTATTACACTTGCTGGTGCGCTTAAGATCGCCCCAGCAGAACTGATTTTTGGCAGTGACTCGACTGAAAGCTGGATCACCCCGCGTCATCGCCATTTGTTGGCCTTGTTTGATCAGCTTCCTGAAACAGAGCAGGACCGTATGATTGACCTGTTCGAAGTTCGGCTTAAAGAACTCGATGATTACGTCGAGAAATATCTGCGCGGGCGCTTCAAACCTACCGAAAATTAATTTTCAATCAGTCCCACATCCCCCAGGCCAGCCTTAGCGCTGGTTTTTTTGTTTTCCATCACCTCTAAGTTGCACTTAATCGCCTCAATCTA